CGCAAATACAAGTGAGGTTGTAATTTGGACAGCAGACAAATCAATCGCAGACCGCACATCCATCGAAGAAAACATAGGCGACTACTTCACCCAAAACACGCCACTACTCGACACGTATTCAGGTGCGGCGGCGGCGTACTCTTTGAGGCTTTTGGATTCGACGTATACGGGTTCAGCGATCCGCGTCCGTAGGTCGTCAGACAACACCGAGCAAGATATAGGATTCAACGTATTCGGTGAACTCGATACGGTTTCGCTTTTGGCTTTCGCAGGTACGGGCGATGCGTTCGTCAAGGTCTGGTATTGTCAGAGCGGCAACAGCAACGACGCGACGCAGACGGACACAGCTTCACAACCTCAAATCGTTTCAAGCGGTGCGGTGATAGTGGAGAACGGGAAACCTGCGGTAGAGAATGTTTTAAGCGGTAAGCAGGGTTTAAACATTCCAAGCTTTACAATAAACCTGAGCGATTTTACATCCACTATGGTTTCAAAGTTTTATGCGGATAGCAGTCTTGAGGGGCGTCCAATTATGATTAACGGTGACACACAAGCGACTTACGATTATAGGTATAAACAGTTCAGTATTACACGTGATAGATTTTATCTCGGTACATCAACTGTTCAGTCGTACAGTAACAATGTATCATATACGTCAAACAATAACCTGCAATTGCACACCATAACGCCGACGAATGGGTACGTTGACGGAACGAATGCGGGAACTTTTGGAACGGCGGGTGAAGATTTAGATTTGAATCCAGCATTTAACTATCTAACAAGCGGCGACATTGGACGCGACCGAGGCACGCACGCAAACACGAGTGAGGTTATAATTTGGACAGCAGACCAAACTGGCAACCGCGCAGGAATCGAAACGAACATTGCAACCTTTTACGGCATAACAATATGAACGGCTATATAATCGTACTACCTGAAGGCGTTTTGTCAAGCGAGCAACGCGCGGAACGAATCAGCCGCGAACTATACTGCGTCACCGCACCACTTGCAACACAAGAACCCTACCAGCACGACGGTAAGGTATTCGGCATGGTGGAACATCCTGACGGGGTGCAGTTCGCTTTGCAAGTGGATACCGAGTACAACATACCCGTAAGTCCATTGGCGACGTTAGAACGTCTTATTTCGCTTATGACGGAACTAACGGAAATCGAAGTACGGGAGTTGTCTTCCTACGTTCTCAACTCGCAATCGTTCCCGTTTGGGGCAATCGTTCCAAGTACGACGACGGTAAGGACATATGAAGAAATGGTCGAGCTGGGTTGGTTTCCTGAAGATCCCGAATAATGAGCGAATTAAATAAAGTCCTTCTAGCGTTCTCCGATGATATCGTCAAGAGCGCAAAGCGTCATCTCGGTGGTCGCAAGATTGGGAAGAATAAGAACTACGGGGTCGCTTCGGGTCAACTCAAGCGGTCGCTATCTTATAAAATTCGAGTACGTGGAAACGATATCCGAGAGGTCACCTTCGGAGCTAAAGGGAAGGCGGATAAATACGCGGCTTTCATTCACTTCGGTGTAAATGGAACGCGGAAGAATCAGAAGTCGCCGTTCTCGTATCGCTATGAGAACCCATCGAGGAAGCACCGAGACGCTCTAAAGCGATGGATTAAACAGAAGGGTATCAAAGCGAGAGACGAGAAAGGACGATTCAAGAAGTCGAGTGCAGATTCTTTGGCCTTTGTCATTGGTCGAGCTGTGAAGCGCAAAGGGATCGTGGGGCTTCGGTTCTACGAGAAAGCGTATACAGCGGTTTCAAAGCGATATGAAGCAAAATTCGGGGATGCCATCGCTGAGGATATAGCGGGCAAATTGAAAGCAAAACTAGGAAACATTACAATCACGAACTGATGGCATCAATTGACGCAGGCCCAACGGCAGGATGGTTACCCGCAGGGCAAAAACTACTCTTTACACTTATCCCGGATGAACCCGTCACCGATGCGTATCGGTATATCGTACAAGTTGAGGAGAACGGAACGATTATCTCAAAAATTTACTTGACTCCTAACCCGACAGAGACCTCTTTCTTCGATTTATCGCAAGTTTTGACGGGACGACTTGAAGTAGATTCTTTGAAGTACAATACGACCGCAACAATTCACTCTTTAAACAACCGAATATTCACTCGCTCGAATGACAATATCAAGCGATATCGTTTGAAGGTTGGACACTTTGACGGAAGCTCGGAGTCTCTTGCGGATGATACGTCGGGTTATTATTATTTATTTGACGGTTACGAACAACTCTCACAAGGGCTGTTTCCTTCCTTCTCCGATTATTACGGGACAGCATCCACAAAGAAAGTCTGGCTGAGTGATCGCCAACCCTCGAACAACGTCATCGAAGTAAGTGCAGGGATTGAAGATAACGGGGTTGCAGCGTTCATCAATAGCGACGACACCGGGTCACTCATCACAAGGTTTGTGATAAACACCTACGACACAGCCGGAAGCCTTGACGACACAATTATCTACACGGTTAACGCTACCAATGGAGGACTTGTACCGACAACGACATGGAGCGACACAAACAACGATGCTAGTCTTCTGTACGCATATGTATATCCGGCTTCTTTGAGTGCAATTACAACGGCTTTAAATGCGGTCACGGGCGGTTGGGGTCATTATGACGTAATTCCTCAAACGGCATCTGCACAAACGGGAAACATTCTGCGCATTCGGAACAAATGCAGGAACACAAAAAACAATCCGGTGCAGTTGGGTTGGGCGAATACACGGGGCGGATGGGATTACCTTCGATTCGATGGTCGTAAGCTCAAGACGGTAACGCGCGAAGAGAAGACCTACCGAAAGATAGTCGGAGACTATAACGGATCGCAATTTGCTTTGTCTCCAAGCGCAAGACAAATCAAGCCGTACCAACTCGAAGCGAAAGAGAGCTATCAATTCAACGGCATTTTGACTCTTGAAGAAGTTAACTTGATGCAATACTGCATGAGGTCAAAGAATGTCATGGCTCGTATTGATGGAACTTGGTCTCCCGTGACCATTCAAACGAACTCGATGGCAATCGAAGAGGACACCATTTCAAAGATATTCGTCGTCTCGTTTAATGTAGAACTCGCACAAATTATCCGATGCTAAGATTAACCCTTGCAGGAAGCGAAATTGAACTCTACGAGAACGAGCCGGTCAACCTGAGCTATCAATTCTCAGACCTTCAAGAGATAAACGCTTCACGCTCTAATTTCTCGCAGACTTTCCGCGTCCCTTTGACGGGAAAAAATCAGGACTACTTTGGGGCGGTCAATGAGCTTGGAATTATCCCGACATGGAATCCAAAAACGAAGGTAAAAGCAGAGCTTTCGTACAATACAATTCCAATCATGCGGGGCTTTGCCCAAGTGAAGAACGTATATATCCAGAAGGGGAAGTATGCGGACGTTGAGCTTGTGGTATTTGGAGAGACAGCAGACCTCTCACGGGATGTTGGTGACGGGATGCTCACGGATGTTAATTTGAGCGCATTCAACCACTCACTGACTGCGACTAATATTGCTTTAAGTTGGGCGGGTGGGCTTTCATCGGCAAATATCCGTTACGGGATCGTAGATAAATGGAGGAATTGGACAAGCGAAACCATTTGGTCAACTACTAACCTACTTGAACACGGAGATTTTACCCCGTATTTTAGAGCGTCAAAGCTGTTTGAAACCATCCTAACGGAAGCGGGCTACACCTACGACTCGACATTCTTTGGTTCTAACCTTGACGACTTATATCTGTTGCTGAACCGAGGCAATCGTTCACCGATTCCCGTCGATGCAGACCAACCCGCAGCGAATGTCTTTGAGATTGGTTTATCGGCTAACGTCACCAAGTCAAGTAATACGTTCGAGAGTATCACAAACTTTGTGGAAACAGCTCCTTTCTTTGACGCGGGAGGCAATGTCGCGTCCGGTGCTTTTGTCCCTCCGTATCGGGCTTATTATACGTTCGTGGTATACGTCAATGGGGTGATTTCGCAATTGAATGAAGGCATTACAATGCGTCTCGCTTCGGGAGCGTCTACTTTCCTTGCTACTATTATTGACAACGTTCAGGGGGGTGAGTTCAATTCTGAGACATACGCGATAACAACCGCACCAATACTATTAGACTCGACGGACTCGGTGACTCTCCAGTATGCTTTGACAAACTCAGGACATACCGTCGAGTTCACGGGTACAAATGCACTCGGAGCAGGTGGAACGGGCTTCGCTGTTACGGAGATAACAGACCCCCTTTCGGGTCAGACGGTAGATATAGCGGGCAATATGCCCGAAATGAAGAAGATTGACTTCATCTCTGGACTTCAAAAGATGTTCAACCTCGTATTCATTCCCGACCGTAACAACTCGAAGCATCTCTATATCGAACCGCTTGGGGACTACCTAGCATCGGGAGACAAGATAGACTGGACAAATAAGATAGACCTCTCTAAAGATATCCAAGTAGAGCCAACGACAGACCTCCAAGCAAGGACTTATGAATGGACGCATTCGAACGGAAAAGACTTGGTAAATGATCTCGTTCAAAAGAACGCCTCCCGGACGTATGGACGCTATCGGGTAAATGACCCTGAGAACGACTTTGCTTCGGGAACGAAGAAGATTCAAACAGCTTTTGCGCCTCATGTGGTTTCGTATATCCCCGGCACGGACTACGCTATCCATCGGATGCTTGCAGATACCGTAAACGAAGACAAGACCATCAAAGACCCGCTTCCGCGTTTGGCGTTTTGGAACGGAGGCGAGTCGGGTGTTGTCAATTACTACAACGACGCAAACACAGCAGGACTTTCTACCACGCTTTATCCGATGCTCTCGCAGTTCTCTGCGTCTTATCCATCGGTAGAGGATGAAGACCTTTCGTTCGGCGTAGAGCGACCATTCCACCGAGTA